GTTTCGGTGCTTAAACATAGCACCTCACAATCGGCGGTTACACTCACGTGTAACCCCATGATGCGGAGGTCCGAAAAATCGGACTCCAGCGCCTGCGATGACCAATATAGGTATCGCGTATGGCGGCCCCTGTTGAGGGGGTCCCATAAAGGGCGCACATCATAGCTTGGCTCTTGTTAACCCATGTTGTGTACTTGGCCGGTTGTCTCTCGACGGTTTGGATTTGGCATTGCTGCCAATCGTCGGGATTCGTCCGGATTTTCCACAAACTACTATCAGTCGTCCATAGGCAACCCTCCTTCCCAGGGGGGCCCCATAAACGACACCAGAAAGGAATCTGGTTGATAGCCAACTTCCTGGCTTTTGCCATGGACCAGAAAGTGAGGTCTTCTATCTGCGTTAGCCTATTGTGGAATTCAATCCACTCATAGGCGTCTTTGGGTGCCGTCTTGAGAAAGACGGGTCTCACATCCTCTCCACGGAACCAATCGGCTCCGCAGGATTCTCTGAATGGGCCCTCTTTAAAGGACTTCTTCAGGTTGGGTGTGAAACCAAAGAAACGCAAAGCAGAAATGACGTCGTCGTAGGTATCGGAAGGCACAATCATGTCGTCACCGTAAACAGTGACAGCACTAGTGCCCGAAATGACCCTTGCGATAACGTAAAAGAGCATTGTTTCCAGTTCGAATGTGAAGCCATTCCCCATAGAGGAGAATTTCTCTAGCTTCACCCATTTGCCATTGATCCAGGTCTTTTCAGACCTGAGCTCGCAGAAAAGCTCAAACCAATTTCTTGGTAAGAGGAGCTTAACGAGCATGTAGCAAATGGTATCACTGGCGTCACTAAGATCAATAGTGGCGTATGTACCACAAAGGGAGGCAAACTTCGCCATCAGTCGATGGAGTTGCTGCCCCTGGAAATCTCCAGTTCCCTTGATATCGATCCCGTATTTGCACAGCCTTGTCCGGACGTGACGTCCGAGTGCTAGCTGATAGGCCACGTTTCCGAGGCCCTCAATGCAAATACCACGGTCCTTCTCGCTGTCTTTTTCGACATTCGTGAAGCGATTCCCTTCAACCTCCTCAAGCCCATGCTCACGCACAAGCTCATCCCAGATTGTGTCTGAGTTAAGGATTTTAAAAAGGTCTCTGAACCGTTTCGTAACGGAAACCGACTGCCCCAACTTATGGGGTAAGGTTATATTTTTTCCACGAACGTTGAACGTGGACCCCCCACTGAAGGATGGACTTAAGGTCGAGAATATCTTCCCTAAGATCTGTCTACACAGCACTCGCATTTCTACGATTGCGTTGTAGACCGACAAGTCCTTCTCATCCAG